CCACGGTGACAACTGGTACGAGAGCGGCGACGGTGTCCTCAGCGCAACGGCGACGCTGATTAGCCGACTGGTCGATGCGACCCACGGCAACGCCGGGCCCGGCTTCAAGTTCTTCAAGCGCGCCGCGGTCGGAGGTGTGTCGCAGTGGATCCGCGGCCAGACTGGCCAGGACGCCATCGCTGCGGACCTCCAGGAGATGCAGGACTTCCTGGCGGCGAACGGCGGCCACACGATGCTCACGCGCGCGGTGATCGTCGATTCGAGCGACGCCGACATCTTCGGGGCCAACCTGAACTACGAGCGCGACGTGCAGCAGATGATCGACAGTCTGCGCGATCGCCTCGAGGAGCTCGGCCTCGCCGATCCGCCGGATTCTTTCACGGCGACGTCCAGCACAACCACGACTGTCACGGTCACGGGAGCGGGGTGGGAGGACGACGAGTGGAAGGGCAGGTCAGTGCGGATCGACAGCGGCGCCGAGGCTGGCGAGGTGCGCCTGATCGCAAGCAACACCGAGGACACGATCACCTTGTACACCAGCGCCAGCTACGGCGGCTTCGCTGGATCGCCTGGCGCGGCCGACTTCTCGATCCTGGCCTCGCCGCTGATCATCCTGGTTTCGCACAAGTCGACCATGAACACGGCGGTTCCGGTGCTGGCGCCCGCCGCGCGCTACGCGAACCAGCTCATGGTGTCGCTCAACGTCGGTGTCCGCACGGTCGACATGCAGGCCGGCGAGTTCCGGACGGCCGCTCAGGGCGCTGCTGTCGTCGACCCGGACCAGAGGTACTACGACGTCCCGACGTACCTCGACGAGGGCTACTGGATCCACACGGCGATCCAGAACTACTACGCAGGGCTTTCGGCACCGACGTCGAACGAGCCGATCCCTTGCGTCGTGCTGGTTGGCACGTCGCAGATCGTTACGGCCGGTATCCCGGCGTCGATCTACAACGCCGCGATGCAGCCGAGCTTCGGAACTGGCTCCCAGCCCATGCTCAACGGCTACATCTGGAACGACGTCACGAAAGCCGTTGAGCCGTACAGCGCTGGACAGAACAGCTCGACGTTCGGCGAGCTCGCCGCCTACGCTGGCCCGGAGGGATCCTGTCTTCGCGATCTGATCCGACAGGAGTTTCCGAGCGGGGCTGTCGCGTTCAAGTTCGGCAAGTCGTCGATGGCCGCCGTAATCGAGTCGATCGCGTACGGGGCGCCGTACGCGTTCGAGCAGTTCATCGAGGAGGAGTTCGAGGACGCGTGGGTGCAGTTCAAGCAAGCGTGCGTCCGCGACCTCGGCCGCAGCGTCGACTGCATCCACATCCACATCGACCTCAGCGAGAACGATATGTTCTCGACGGCGCTGCTCGAGCCGTTCACGGCGAAGATCGTCTCGATGATCACGACGCTGCGAGCGATGCTCAAGACCAGAGTCAACGGCTCGCCGATCCGGGTGACGTTCCAGCACCCGCCGCCGCCAGCCACGGATGTTGCCGCCGGCTACGGCTCGACGCTGCACACGGCTAGCATCCGTCGCGAGTTCCGGGACTGGATCAAGGACACGCTGCCGACGCTGGTCGAGAACCTCGGCGTGATCGAGAACCTTGACGGCAAGTACGAACTCCAGGAGAGCGACAGCGTCCACTACGGAGGACATGCCGCCATCGAGATCGGTTTCGACATCGCGGCCGACGCGATCGAGAACTACAGCGTCGAGGGCGAGGAGCCGGTTGAGCCGACTCCTGAGACCGCCGCCCTTGTCGTTGAAACCGGGAGCGGTCTCACGGACGCGAACAGCTATTGCACGGTCGAGTTCGCGGACAGCTACCACCTTCACTTCGGCGAGCCTGCTGCGTGGGACAACGCGACCACCGCGCAGAAGGAGCTCGCGCTGCGCGTGGCCACTCAGGCGCTCGACTCGCGGTATTGGCAGTCCTGGCGTGGCACGCGCAACTCCATCGACCAGGCGCTCGACTGGCCGCGCTACGACGTCGAGGACAGCGACGGCTACTACCTGAGCACGACGACGGTGCCGCGCGCGGTGCAGACCGCCACGGCCTACATGGCGCTGCGGCAGCTCGAGGGCGACACGCTCGTCAGCGACCTGGCGCCGTCCGCTGCTGCGCCAGTCTTGAGCGAGTCGGTGACCGGGCCCGCCGGCGGGACCTCCAAGACGTACGCGTCTCCGAAGCCGCGCCAGAAGCAGTACCCGATCGTCGACGGGATCCTGCGTCACCTGACGCACGGCAGCGGCAACAGCTATCCCATGTGGCTCGGGTGAACGCATGACCGCTGGCGAGGACCTCCGCGACGGCCTGCACCAGGCGACGCTCGAGACCGGGCGGCTGGTCACGCTGATCCGCGGCAACGACGAGTACGAGTTGCTCGCCAGCGACCCGTACGGAACCACGAAGGCGCTGTCTGGCTCAGGGCTCCGGCCGAACAAGCCCGGCAGCGTGTTCGTGCCCGCGCTCGGCGCGCCGGTCACGCCGCAGCTTGCCGACGAGCTCGAGATCGACGAGCGCATCTGGAAGGTGGTCAGCATCACGACGCACGCCATGTCGGGGGTCGTCAGCGGCTGGGCGCTTGGTGTCGCCGACATCGGGGAGGCGCTGTAGCCGTGGTCAAGACGCAGTTCGCCCTGGACCTGCAACGGTTCGCCGACCAGATCGAGTACGACGCTGGCGCGCTCGCTCGGAAGCTGGCGCTGATCGGCATGCGCACCGCGATCCGGCTTAGCCCAGTCGACACCGGTCGGTTCCGCAACGGCTGGCAGCTCGGCATCGGCCGCAAGCCGGAGTCCGAGGGCGGTGGCGGCGAGGCCGGCGTGCTGCGCCTGGTGGCGCTCGCCGGCCCGCAGCGCGAAGACCTGTGGATCATCAACAACGTGCCGTATGGGCCGCAGCTCGAGGCCGGCCATTCGCGGCAGGCGCCCGGCGGCGTGCTCGGCCCGACGCTGGTCGAGTTGGAGTCGATCGTCCAGCGTGAATGGAGGACGCTCCGCGGATGAGCAGCACCGGGTACCTCGGCATCCTGTCTGGCGACGTGCACACCCGAATCGGCGCCGTGCTCGTTGATGGCGTCGCGATCCCGACGGTGATCGGCAACGTGCCCCAGCTCGAGCCCACGCGCACCTGCGCCGTCGTCACGGTGGTCCCGTCCGATCACCGCAAGCAGTCGATGGGCTCGCCGGCACGCTACCGCGCTGTCGGTGACGTGCTGGTCGAGCTGTACGTGCCGATGGGCGGCGGCGAGGACCAGGTCCAGAAGATGGCCGACGAGATCACCAGGGCGTTCCTCGACGTGTCGACCATCGTGTCGCAGCACAGCATCCGGTACAAGCCGGCTCCGACGTTCTCCGGCCTCGCCGTGCGTGAGGACGCGCACTGGCGGCGCTCCATGCGGATCCCGTTCCAGGTGGACTACTACCAATGAGCGACAGCAGCCAAACCCGGTTGGCGCTCGGTCTCGAGACCGGCGGCTATGGCGTCCCGGTCGCGACCCCGACCGTCTTCGTCATGAACTACTCGAGCCAGACGCTGACCGACAGCGTCGGCCAGGCCGTGTCGCAGAACATCCGCGGCGACCCGAACATCCCCGACTCGAGCAAGGTGACCCGAGCTGTCGCTGGCACGATCGCCGCCGACTTCCAGCCCGACGACACCGGCGCGCTGGCACAAGCGATCGAGGCCGTGCTTCGCGGCACGCGGTCGGCCGCTGTGACGGTCAGCGCCGGGCCGACCAACGTCGTCGCCGGCACGCAGACGCTCGAGGACGTCGGGGGATGGACCGGCGTCCAGGTCGGCGACATCGGCAAGATCAGCGGGTGCGCGACGGCTGCGAACAACGGCTTCGTCTACGTCAGCGGCAAGTCCGGCACGACGCTGACCGTCGAGCGCGACGGCGACTTCATCACCGCCGACGAAACCTGCTCGTTCAAGCGGCTCGACCGCATCACGAACGGGGCGGTGTCCCGGTCGTTCTTCGCCGAGCACGCCAGACTGGACGTCAGCAAGTTCCAGCTGTTCGCCGGCCTGGTGTTCGGGAACTTCGACCTGGCGATCGTCGACGGCCAGATCGACCGCTGCGCTTTCACGTTGGCCGGCCAGGCCGCGACGCGCAGCAGCTCGGCGATCGCCGGCGCGACCTACACGCCGCCGCCGACCACGCCGGTCCTGGACCCGCTGGACGTGATCAACCTGTTCGTCGGCGGCGCGCCGTACCCGGTGCAGTCGCTGCGGATCAGCGCCGCGAACGCCATCGCGCCGCGCCGCGTCGTCGGATCCGAGGGAGCCATCGGCGTGCGCCTGGGGCGAACGTCGGTCACCGGCGGGCTGACGGCGTACTTCGACGACTGGACCAGCGTCGAGGAGTTCATCGGCGACGTCGAGACGCGCCTCTGGTGGGTCATGGAAGACGTCAACGGCGAAGGCTGGGCGTTCGCCGTGCACCGCGCCAAGTGGACCGATGCAGCCGTGCCGACCACCGGCCCGGACGCCGACGAGTTCAAGAACCTGTCGTGGCAGGGGATGTACAGCGACGACGCCGGTTGCACGGTGTCGGTCTTCCGTGTCGACTAGCCGGCCATGTTGGACCTGAGAAAAACGGCCGTGGACCCGACGCTGCTCGAGACCGGCGTCTGGTGGACCGTCTGGGCGACACCTAGCGGCCAGCTCGCAGGCAAGCCGGTCGGTGACGAACTCGACCAGGAGCACGCCGACCGGCCGTGCATCCGCATCGCGCCATCCGGCCCGGCGCTCGATCGGGCCATCGAGCAGGAGCGCGACCGCATCGCTGTCGACCCGGCGACGATCGACGACGCCCAGGCCGCTGTGATCATGGGGCGCGCACTCGCGCATGCCTGCGTCCGCGACTGGCGCAACATCGGCATCGACGGCACCGTCGTGCCGTTCACCGTCGAGGAGGCCGCGCGCATGCTCTCGATGCCCGAGTTGCAGAGCCTGCGCGAGTTCGTCGCGGTGGCCGCGAACAACCGCCGCGCCATCCTGCAAAAGCAGGAGAAGGCCGACACGGGAAACTGACGAGCGCGCTCCTATGGGCCTTGCGGCATGCGAAGCGCGTCGATCACCTCCGCAAGGTCGCGGTGTGGCGGGCGAGACGTGGCATCCCGATCCCGAAGGCGCTCGCAGACAGGCCGGTGCTGAAGCCGCACCTGCTGCCGGTCATGGAGGCATACCAGGAGGTGTGCACGAGCCGCACCATGGGCTTCGGCGCCGGCCCGATCCCGCGGACCGAGCTGTCGGCATGGTGCGAGGACAACGGCATCGCCGGCGTGCGTCGGCTGCGCTGGATCCGTATGCTGCGCGCGCTCGACCTGGCCGAGCTGACGCATCACGCCAGGGGGCGCAAGGCGCGACACGATGACCGACCTGTACCTGAGAATCCCGCCGGTCGAGGGCGCGGCCCGGGCGAAGGCTGAGGTTCTCGGGATCGGTGAAGCGGCCGACCAAACGGCGAACAAGGTCACGCAGGTCGGCACACGCATGGGGGCCGCGTTCGGCGCGCAGGGAACTGGCGTGCTCACCGCCGGCGTCGGTCAGTCGATCAGCGTCGCGTCTGGTATCGGCAACGCGACACGCGCCTTGCGCGACTTCAACACCGCCGGGATCGCGATCTCGGGGGCAACGCTGCTGCGCGACGTCGCCGAGATGTCGCGGAACTTCACCAACGCCACCGGCGCGGTCACCGGGGCCACAGGCGCTTTCGGAGCGCTCGGCGCGATCATCAAGGCCCACCCGATCCTGGTCCTGTCGACGGTGATCGCTGCCATCGGCGCCGCGTTCGGCGCGATGTCTGGCGAGGTGCGCGAAGCCGATAGCGAGCTGCAAAAGATCGCGAAAACCATGCGCGAGATTCAGCAGACACAGGACGCGCAGCGGTCGCTGCGCCTGCGCAGCGCGGACGAGGAGGCGGCGAGAGCCAGGCAACGCGCGCTGATCGACCTCCAGGAGAAGCTGTACGATCCAACCAGCGCCGACTTCGGTGGCCGCACGCAGCCGTTCCGCGCCCCGTACGTCGCGCGGGCGCTCGACATTTCCGTCGCTGAACTCCAGCAGTTCCGGCTCGGGCTGCCGAGCACCAGCGAGCGCGACAGGTACAACATCCGGGCCGGTCTCGCGCCCGGCGAGCGGGTTTCACTCGACCAGTATCGCGACATCGTCGCCTACGAGTTCCGGCGCCAACAGCAGCTCGAGCAATCCGCGCGCAGATCGGCGGACATCCTGTCGCAGGCCGGTCCCGACTTCGCCTTCGGAGCTGCCCCGGACCTGTACGGTCCGCGTGGGACTGGCGGACCAGGTTTCCGGTTCCAAGAGCGCTTCGACGCGCTGTACGGAGGCGGTGGCGGCGGCCGAGCCGGCCTCGGCTTCGAGCCGTACGGCGACACGCGCGATGCGCTCGCCGGGTATGGCCGGCAGACCGTCGGCCCGGCCGACTTCCAGCTGA